AACAAAAGCCTTTGACCAAGGTGCTTTACAAATCGTACTCCTACTTGACCTTAAAAATGATTTACCCTCTGTGTATGAGGACTCAATAGAATTAGAGTTAAAGATACGTGATGCGTTAAAAAACATTGTTACTTTTAATAGAATTGATTATGATCAAGACAGCGTAACTGTGTTCAAAGCATCAATACTCAGGTTCACTTTTGCAGGAATTAAGAATAGTTGGGCTGAATGCAACTAACCATCAGGGGAGAGGAAGCCTTATATCAACGCTTCAATAACCTAACCAAAGTTATGCAAAAAACCTTTTGGGGATATGTACGAACTGATTTAGAAGATACCCTACGCGAAAACACCAAGCAATACAACTCAAAAAACATAGAGCGCAACATATACTCAAAGACTATCGATGATGGTGTTGAGGCTGGTATCCGCAATGAAGGAATGTTGGTAGGTAGTCCAAAGATAAACTATGCTGTGTTCCTTAATGGTGGTACAAAAGATCACGACATAGCACCCAAGGACAAAAAAGCGTTAAGATGGGTCGGTGCAGGTGGGCGGTTCTTCTTCTCTAAAGGTCACAGAGTAAAAGGTATCAAAGGCTCACACTTCATAGAGAACTCAGCCAAGGAAACCTTTTCACGTTTAGACAAACTATTCACACAGTCTTTAAGAAAAGAGAATGTGATATAATCACAGCAAGGATATTACATGGCAAAAAATTACATTAGTGAATTTCAATTCGTTTCAGATGCTTACAACAGTGATGGCGGGTTCTATAACGGGAGTTGCTTAGATAAATTCAAAAGAGAAAGTGACGGCACTGTATCTGTAGCAGATAATGCATACCAAGATAGGAAGGATGCATCCAAAAGAGAATATGAAGATATTTTCAGTAGCAAGGTGTCTCGCTATATTGGATACCTATTTAAATCACCACCCCAAAGAGAATCTGATAATGAACTCATAGCAGGTATTAAAAAAGATGCTAACCTAAGAAGCGATACCATCAATGTGTTTATGTCTGATTTTGCCAAAAATATGAAGGCTCGCGGTGTAAACCTTCTGCTCGTAGACACCCCAAACACACTAGCCGATAACATGCAAGAGCAGATAAAACACAGATTATCCCCTTATTTTGTAGAGATACTGCCCGAACGTGTAACGGAATATAAGTTAGATAACTTCGGTCAATTTGAATATGTATCATTCTCAGACACGATAGATAACAGCGAATATGGAAACACGGAAGTAGACGAAATTGTAAGGTACTATGATAAAACAGAGTGGCGAATTTATGACATGGACGGTGCTATTTTAGACAGGAAAGATCACGGCTTTAAAGTATGCCCGGTGCTTATCGGCTCAGAGAAAGGAAGTTTTGAGTCATTGGGTGAGTTTGCTCAGTTAGCAGGTCTATCTAAAAGGCTATTCAACCTAAACAGCGAAAAGAAACTCATGCTTAGAGGTCAAACTTTCTCTATTTTAACGGTATGGACTGAAAAGGGTTCAGAGCCTACAATTAACTTAGGTATTGATAACGCACTTCTTTACTCAGGAGATCATCCACCGTCTTATATTTCATCGGATGTAGCACAGGCACAAGAGTATAGTAGCGAGATTGAAGAGGTCAAGGAGTCAATGGATAGAGTGGCTTATGACGTTTCCACAACCTCAGCCCAAGAATCAGGTATCGCATTGGAGATTAAATTCGAGAGCCTTAATTCATCCCTTAACTCATTTGCACAAAAGATGGAAAGCTTAGAGCGTTCAGCATGGGCTTTGGCTACAGAGGCATTAGGGCTACAGGAAGAGACTATCATGGTGACGTATAACCTTGACTTTGCAATCACGGACTTAACCTCTGATATTGCAACGCTTGATAGTATCGATAACATAACTGATCTTCCTAAGTACAGAGCTGCCAAATTAAAAAAGATAGTCACAGAGGATTTAAAAGGTACAGAAGATGAGGTGCTTGACGATATTTTAACTGAAATCGATGACGCTGCGAAAGTTTCAGAAGTTGAATAATGACAGAAAAAGAAATAAAGGTCTTAGCCACAAAGCTTTATGAGGATATTCTAAAAGCTTATAATGCTAACCCGAATATAACATATACTGAGATACTTAACGAGTATATGTTGAAATACAGTGATGAGGTAGCAAAACAATTAAACGTAGAGCTTGCAAATATCACAAATGCAACAGTCGGCGGGCTGTCTTCTACAGTCAAACCTCTTGGTGGTGTTGCACTATCATCTGTACTATATAAAAACTCCGAATATGTAGCAAAACAAGTGATGAAAGTTATCAATGAGCATTTACTTTTAAAGAGTACTGTTGATGAGATACGAAAGTCTATCTATGATGGATTCGGTTATGGAGGGATTGAGGAAATTTTAAAGGCTGCTAAACTGCCTAAATATCTTACAGAGAAGTTGACCGAGGCACAAATAAAGAAGCTCAAAACTAAATCATTGGCAGCAGGGTATTTCGAGGTACTCGACGCTAAGACCGACAGAGCGTTAAAAAAGGCATTAGAGGTGGCTGCACAGGAGAAAGCCCGTTGGTTTGCTTACAGGATAGTCGATGTAGAAGAGCAAAAAGCATTCAACTTAATGATTGCACAAGAGCATTTAGATGATGGGGTGCAGTATGTCAAGGTTACACTAAGTGCTTCACATAAAACCACATGTATTTGCGACTATATTGCTAGTGTGAACGTGGGATATGGAAGGGGTGTGACGAAGTTAAGAGATGCTAAAATTCCTCCCTACCATCCTTTTTGCTTAACGGGGGACAGTCTCATATCGTCCCGTTACCCTATTTCTCGCATTTTTAAAAGGACATACGAGGGTGCTATCTACACTATCACGACTAAAAATGGAAACACGATCAAATGTACCCCAAACCATCCAATTCTCACCATTGACGGGTTTGTAGCTGCTAGTGCTATTGAGAAGGGAGGCGAGATTATCTGCGACAGTATTTGTAAAGGGGAACGCATTAGTGATGTTCAAGATGATAATGGTGTATCCCGCATCGATGATCTTTTTGTATCTCTCAATGTGTCTAGCCGCAGCACGTCCACTAAAATGCCAGTTGCCTCCGAATATTTCCACGGCGATGGTACTCCCAATAGTGAAGTCCACATTATAAATATCGATAGCAGTTTGAGGAATAAGATTGATTCCTCTTTCATTCATAGCATCAAAAACCATCTGCTCAAGACCAGAATGTATTTCTCTTTTGGACTCAACCGTCTTAGCTCGCTTAAGTTTCGTATTTCTACTTTGTTTAGTTCCTCTAATGGTATCATGGGCTTTTTTGGCACGAGCTTTGCGATATTCCGGAGAAAGTCTTTTGGCGGAAGCAAAACTGGCTTCGGACTGCGTTCTGGTAACGACTCCTCTCTCTTTAAATCTGCTAGTGATAGTAGTCCTACTTATACCGATCTCTCTAGAAATATCCAAAATGGCTCTCTTGGAGATAGTATATTCGTGGATAGCATAGTCGACATCAAAATTAATTTTTCTAGAACCCATGTTTACAACCTTGAAAATGATTTAGGATATTATACCACAAATGGCATTATAAATCATAACTGTCGATGTCGTTTAGTGCCTGTAGAGGTAAAAAGAACATGGAGCGTGACCGACCCGAAACAATCTGCATTGGATAACTTCACGAAAGCAGAACAGAGGAAAATTGAGTCGGGGTTGAGGTCTAAATGGTCAAGACCTACTGTTGGGGATGTGTTTTAGGCTCAGCCTTATACTCAACACTCGAAAGCAACAAATCAATTTTTTTCATCGCAGCCTCTCTCTTGTTTGAGTTAATCACTCCGATAATAATCCACACCACCAACCAAAGACCGCCTGTCAAGAGTGTTAATATCAAATGTAGTATATGGTTTGTTTTGGCATCAGCGATCATCATCTCTTGTTGTTTTATTTGTCTGTCTATGTTTTGCATTTCGTTTCCTTTAAAATTTTAATGAAAAACGACCCATTAATGTTAGGTCTGTTAATACTGGGATTATGTATGCCCATCCGCTAATGTCCACAGAATTATGTATTCCGTATACATATAAAAAAGTAGTTATCATTTCGTTTCCTTTTTAATTAGTGCTTCAAGTTCATCAAACAACTCCATGTGGTTTAGGATTATCCCTGCATCTGTCATTTCTTTGATTTTGTGTAGTAGTTTAAGCATTTATATCCTTTTTTCAATTATACAAAAACATCACATAAAAAGAAAATCAATCCGATTTATGATGATTATCAATTAAATTGATTAATATGATATACTTAGGTACAAATTCAGAAGGATTAAAATGTATAAGACACTTACAGAAGCAGTAGAAGCTGGTAAATTAAGTAATGAGTTGGCGGAAGCCCTAAGTTCTGGTGTATATGAAGAGAATAAATCAGAAATATCTAACCTAAGGGATGAGGCAAAGGGGTATCGACTAAAAAACGAACAACTAACCTCTAGTTTTGACGGTGTATCTGTAGCTAAAGAAGATTTAGAAAAAAGATTTGCTAGTTATGATGAAGATATAAAGGCAGCCAAAAATGAGGGTAAAGCCGATACGGTAAAACTGCTAGAAGCAGAACGTGAAAAGCATAAAAGCTTAGTGGAAAACCTTTCAGTATTTGAAAAGGAAAACACTAAATTACGCTTGGATGGTGCAGTATCAGATGAACTCAACAAATACGACATCAAATCAGATGATAAGGAAATGGTGCAATTC